TGTGTATGCGCTCTGTATTCGCAAGTTCCAACCTCGTAAACTTCACGAACATCTTTCAACCAACTTTTAAACATCACACCTTCTTTCGTTACACAAATTAAATGATTTGCTCCTCTACGAAGAATTCTTCCAACCAATCCACTATTTAAGTTTTCCACTAAAGCACCAACATCAAATAATCCATTTTTTTTATAGTTCCATCTCATTCCATCATAATCCATTTCTGGTGCAATCTTCCAGATTTCAGTGTCTTCACTTACTTTCATTGAACGAGCAACAGTATTAAACATTTCCTGTTTCTCTGCAGTATCCATATTTAAGGGAAGACCAGTAGCAAATCTTTCATAATCTCCCGTTGCTGCTGCTGTTCTCATCATCGCAGAAGAACCAGGACTTTCAACATCACTATCGGGGTCTTTTACACCAGATGGAACTACCTCAATATTATTAAACTGATATTGCTGTCCGTCTCCTTTATGAACTAAACTTTGGAATTCACCAAGTCTATCTTGTCCAGTTACAATAACAACATCAGTATATCCATCTTCATATACAGAACCCAAAACATCAAAGATAGTTCTTGCATCATCACTATCTACAATATAATCCGCATATTCTGGGAACATCGATTGCATATAGGAAATCTTTAGTCCTGGATTGAGTGGATTTGCTGCTCCATCTTCAATACGACTTGGATAAACTCTAAATTCAAATTTTCTTCTATTTGCCTGCGTATATCCTGCCTTCAGTAATGCCCCGTGATTTTTGGATGGTGGATTAAATCTACCAATCACAATCGCAACACCATTAACTTGCTCTACTTCTGGTTGCTGTTGTTGCGCTGCTTGTTGTGGTGCTGCTTGTTGCTGTTGTGCTGTTGCTTGTTTCTTCACTCTTTGTTGCTGTTGAGCATCAGCACCACCTTGACCAAAATATTTTAACTTTCCACCTACAGTTTTTGCTACAAGATTTCCCTGACTATCATACCAATCACCATGACCGTCACCTTTAAGTCCGCGGTTCTTTGCTTCAGTAGACGCAAGTGTTTCTACTGCCTCTTTAATAAATCTAGCAAAACTTTTCATTTATATGGTATTTTTAGTTATTTATCCACTAGAAACTGTCACGAAGTAATCTCAAATCATTAGCATCATCTAGTGAAAAATTACTTCTCGCAACACCTTCACTTTTTAATGTCAACGTTGGTCTGAATGTTTTATTACTACTACTCGTTTTCCCTCTAACAATTAAACTAGCAGATGATGGAGCAAATCTCGGAATATCAATTGGAAGTTTCGAATTCAAACCCATTTTATCACTACCAAGAATATAAAATCCCTCATTTTTTATCTGTATATAATAGATACCCTTACTATTATAATAAGATATAATTTTAGAAACAATGTCTGGTCCAGATGCGAGTGTTGTTTGTGGAAATGGATTTGAACTTCCAGTTTTTTCAATTAAAAGTTTTTCGTAATATAAAACTTTAGAAAGATTACTATTATTAATAATATTTTGCAAATCAACAGCAGTTAATTTATCATTTGGCAATCCCCAAGATTGCTGTATCTTTCTATCTACGTCATATTGTGAATAAAGATAATTATATAAACTAACTATTGATTGTGGTTCTGTTCCATCAAATTTTGCTACCCAAGAAGTTCCATTAAATGTAATTGCTTTTTGCCCAAAGTCAGCCTGTGTGGTCGTTTTTGCTTCAACTAAAAGAGTTTGTCCTGGATTATTGACAGAAGGTATCGTCAAATCTGGACCACTCCCAAATCCAGCATTTTTTGGAATATTTTTAAAAACTGATTTTAATTTATTTCTAAGAGTAACTTCATATTGTTTTCCTGCTAGTGCTGGATTAGACATATAAAAAATCCCCTCTTTCTTGTATTTAGAAAGAGGGGATTGTATTTATTCTTCTACTTGTTCTCCAATCTTTTCATCAAGAAGACCAATCACTTCTCGAATTTTATTAATCCTTTCTGTTGGAAATTCATAACTGTATCCTTTTTGTGCATCAAAAAGAACTTGTCTAATTGTTGCTGCAGAAATCAAATCAATTTTAATAGATACTGTTTTTTCTTTAGTCATAGTGCCTCCAATTTTTGCTTCACAGATTCTGGGGTTGCTTTTACACGATACTTAACTTCATCTCTTTTGGAAAGTTCTGTAAGAATTTCAGCAGTAATATCCCAGAGTTCAGATGAGTGTCGGTGATTGTAAGGCCAAGGTGTTTCAGTCATCAGATATCTCCAACTTCACGATTTTCACTATAATAAACATCGAAGAAACCATCGGGATAACGTTTCATCAATTTATCAATATTAGTTTGAATCACTTCGTCAAAAGAAACATCAAGAGCAATACAAGCCTGAGCAACATACCACATAGTATCTCCAAGTTCCTTAATCAGGTGAGTGCGAGTTTCATCATTCCAAGATTTACCTTGAAATACCATCTTTTTCACAATCTCCATAAACTCACCACCCTCAGCATTAATACCAACAGCAGCAGTCAGAAGACGTTCAATATTAGCACCCTTTTCATCCAACTGAACCATACGGTCAGATAGAGCAAGAAAATCTTTGGATGCATCAGAAGTTACAGCATCTACAAAGTTTTGATATTTACCAAAGTCAATTCGTTGTGTCATATTGTTAAAATTTAAATCCTGAGAATTTGTCTGTGTTTTTAGATTCTTCATAAGTATACTCTTCTTCTTGTCCTGCGTCAAGTATATCTTTTTGAGCACTTTGTTCCACATCATAAAGACGCATTTTTGCTCTATCAATACCAACTACAAATCTTTTATTCATTGTTGGATCATTATACCTGTTCTTTAATTGTTTTACCATAATCTGCCCAAGTTGTTCCAACTCTTCTGTGCTAATAAGGGCAAACATAAGATCAGCAGTAGCAGGGAGACCAAAGGATTCAGAAGTATCAGTAAGGTCAGGGTCAGAACTAGAAAAACCACTACGAGTAGTCTGGGTAGCCGAAACAATTGGAACATTCGATTCAACTGCAAGTCCACGAAGTTCTTCTGCAATTGCTTTAACATATGAGTAAGAATTAACTGAAAAATTACTCTTATACCTTGAGGACCCACAAATATTAAGGTAATCAATGAAAATAATATCAGGTTTAAATGATTTCTTAAGAGAGAGTTCATTTAGAAGTGCTCTGAAATGTCCTGCGTGTGCGGAAGCAGTTGGGTACTCTTTAATAATTAAAGTTCCTTGTGTCTTCTTCGCAATATTATTTACTTTTGTATCAAACATTGATTTTGGTAATGTTTCGATATCTTTGATATTTACATTTAGGAGATTTGCGTCAATTCGTTCAGCAATTTTCTCTTCTGCCATTTCAAGCGTAATGTACAATACGTTCCGTCCTTGGAGCAAGACGGAGCTAGCCATATGGCACATGAATAAAGATTTGCCGACACCCGTACCAGCAAGTGCGATATTAAGAGTTTTGTTAGGGAGACCCCCTTTGGTAATTTTGTTAAAATATTCCAAATCAAATGGGATTTTGTCTTCTTTTCTGTGATAAGAGTCATATCGTTCTTGGTAATCTTTTAGGTAATCGTGTCCAATGTGGCTATCAAATCCAATGGCAAGTGCTTCTTGCAAAATTGCTGGAATGGAATCTCTTGACTTCTTTTCGTCTTGTCCGTCAGCAATTTTAATGCTTTCCATAAGAGCAAGATAAATTGCTCGATCTTTACACCATTTTTCAGTAGTATCAACTAACCATTGTTTATCTGCTGGTGCATCATCAAGTTTAGAAATATACTCACAAATAATTTTATAAGTATCCTCTGTAATATCTGTTCTTTTTTCTGTTTCAATCAAAAGAACTTCTTTTGTTGCTAGTTGCTCATAAGCAACAATAAATTTACAAATCTCCTCGAAAACTACCTTCTCGTGAAGATTCTCGAAATATTCATTTTTAATAAAAGGCAATACCTTTCTACAATAATCATTATTAAATAAGAGACTTCTAAGAATTGTAGTTTCGACTTTTTCCATTACTCCTCTAACTATGGATTTCTTTTGTGGTGTGGAGCATCAAATACAAAAGTAATTCTAATCTCATCACCAATATTTTCAGCACTATGGGGAAGTTTATTATTAAACCAGAAAAAAGTTCCAGGTTCAACAATCGTAGTTTCATCCCCAACAGTATACTTGTATTTTCCCTGAATGGAAAGATGGTATCTATCTTTTGTAAGATAATAAGTTCCCTCATCAATATGAGTTCCAACAATTTCACCAACAGGCAAAGCAAGAAAAGCACAACGACGTATTTTCTTAAAATATGTCTTTAAAAATTTAAGAACTTCTGTGTGCTTTTCATATGCAGGTGTTTGAATACAAATTTCAGTATCACCAACATACTGACCTTCTTTTTCTATTCCTCCCATTATCAATTGAAGAACATCGACTGTAACAGTATATTTTGTTGGGTCAAGTTGTTCTATTTTTTTATCTTTAATGTTTTTTTGTGAACCCCAATCTTCTGGATATTGTTTTATTTGTTCTAATATTTTAGATACATCAATTCCAGTTTTTATAACTCGAATATTTTTCATTACCCATAAGAAAATTCCTTTTTTGCTGCCTCGTCAAGTGCTTGCATTACTTCTGGGGTGAAATATTTTTCTGGATTTTCATTAATAGTTTTTCCAAATTGAGTCGTACCATCTCCAATATCATAACGAGTTCCCACCTTTTTAAAGATTTCGTATTTCTCAGCAAGATCAAGAAGACCATAATACTTATCAAGACCACGTTCATCATAGTACAAACGCACCTCCACCTCTTTATTTTCTTTACTCAAACGAGACTTTTGTGTCTTGCATTTGATGATATTTCCAACAACCTCTGTTCCATCCTTTTCTTTCTTTTTGGAAAGGTAAATGATTGAAGATGCCGCATATTTAAGTCCACTTCCACCACTCATTTCTTTCATAGGAACATAAGAACCCACAACATCATAAGTGTGATTTGTAACAATCATAGGAATCTTTGCTTGTCCTAGTTTAAGAGTAAGCATTCGGAATGCACCTTTTACAAGTTGGGATTTAGTCATATCTCTAACTTGTTTATCATTTAATGCATCTTCAATTTCTTTTTCAGTAGAAAGCATTCCCAGAGAATCCAAAACAAACATACAAGGTTTGCGTTCTCCTTCTTTCTTCTTCAGATACAAATCAACTGCCTTCAATGCTTTGCTTCTAAACTCTTCAATTGTGACTACATTGACGACTACGATTCGGTTAATATCAAGACCACGACCCTGAAGTAAAGATTTACTTACAGCAGCTTCAGTATCAAAGTAGAGACAATAACCATCGGGATGAGTATCAAGAAAGTTCTTAACCACGGCGAGAGAGAAAAAAGTCTTTCCAGTAGAAGACTCTCCAGCAATAGCAGTAATTTTATTCCCAGATACACCACCAAATACACTACCTGAAACCAGTGCATTAAAAATGTATGAACCCGTATCAACATAAGTCTCTGTCTCGTCAATGTCCGATGCTAGTTGTGTGTATTCTCCACCGATTTCTTTTACAATATCTTTTAAAAAGTCCATTAGTTAAAAAATGATTCTAAGTTTACAGTTTTTTCTACTCTCCAATTAATTGCATCAAGAATAACTTTCATCGGTTCCAAAAATGCTTTACTGAATTGTAGGTCATAATCAATGTATTTGTCTAGTCCAAATTCTTTTGGAAATTCTTGAATATAAGAAATTACGTTTTCGTGAATTGGATTTGGAAGTTTCAAATAACAAAATTTAATCTTCTCACCATTTTGAATTTTTGCATACTTCTTATCTAACTTCTTTTCTTTAATTAGATGATTATAAAGAAGTGCCCCTCTTGCATGAATTGGAGTTCCTTTACTATAAAGAGTTGATGAAGATTTATGTTTATCTACGTCATTAATTGAACGTGGAAATGAAATTTCTTCTGGAGGAAGTTTATTAAATGCTTTACGGAAATTATCTATAAAAGAAATCATTTCGTCTTCTGTTTTAGTCATCACAATTTTAAGAGCATCCTTAATCTTTTGACGACAAGGAGCAGGAGTAGAAGATTTGACTGCTTCCAGTCCCATAATCTTTAATTTAGGTTCATCATAACGAACACCTTCACTATCCCAAACATTAAGAATATATCGTTTCTTGGCAGTCCAGATTCCACGGTCGGCAATATTTTCCCGTTTCATTTGCATCTTTTGGTCGTATGCATTCACATAGTCCGCCAGTTCTTGGTAAGAACTCTCAATATATTTTTCAAATTCCATCGAACAGACCTTATCAAGGAACCCAACAACTTCCTCAGTAGTTTTTTCTCTTCCTTTGTATACAGTCTCGACAAAAGGACCCATATTAAGATAGATGGAATCAGTATCTGAAGCAATAACATAGTCAACATCATTTGTTTTAAGAATTTTATTTAAATAAGAATTCATTTTACTTTCAATCCAACGAATGGAAACTTGTCCTGACATTGTGATTGCTTCGGCATTTGCTAGTTTATAATACCTAAAATATTGATTTCCAATAGCACCATAAGCACTATTAAGAGAAATCTTTTTTGCCATTTGGATATTATTGCATCTTGCAATTTCTTTTTCTAATTCTTTTGTCTTAGTCTTTTCATATTGCTGTTTCGCAACCAACATCTTTTTCTTAAAGATTACACGGTCGTTATACATTTTCTCCATTAGTTCTGGAAGAAAACCACGAACGTCTTTACGATACATTGCACCATTCGGGCA